GTTGTGCATCTAAAGTAGTGTTTGCTGATATATCAGACGGTATGGTCCAATTATCATAGGACGGATCCTGCAGTAGATTCTTTATGTAGAAATCTTTCATGCTGTGATAGTTAGGTTTGTATAATCTAATCTTGATTGCGTTTGGAAATATCAACTTAACCAGTTCTGTAGGTAGATGATCTGCTAGTATGACCTGTTTTTCATCGACTATATCTGCCATGTATTGATCATTGAGCGAAACAGCTGTGCTCAATCTTGATCTGACATGCAAAGCAATAGCCGGCCAAGACTTTGGATCAAAAATCCTCGATGATTCAATTTCTTGTGCCAATTTATCAAATCTTATGATATCCTGTTGCGTTGAATCTAACTTAACACTATTCCTGCGCAACATATGATGCGCAGCACCATCGCTACGTACGGTATGGCGAAAAAGTTTAACATCAGTGTCAGGGCTCAATCCCAGCAAATATCGCAGTGCGAAACCTCCTGCCCCCTTGTGGTATGATACGAATATTATCTTGTCGCTATCACACCAATTATTTTGCATCGGCTATTTCGATGATATTGATTAGAGATCCTATCGTTTCAGGCCACGCATCCTGTTTCCAATTATTCAAATCAAATATCTGCTTTAACATGTGCTCGGTTATGACTTCGTCGACTAGATCAAAATTCAGCTGATCGAATCTGGTATCGAGATCAATGGTCAAGGATTTAGACTCGATGTATTCTTTACCTATATAATTGGTAAACTCTGCTATAAACTGTGATATCTTTGCTTGTCTGTCCATGCACAATGATAGAGAAAATAAGCGTGCTGCGCAATTATTTCTGTGATGAAAGTGGAGGGATTCTGTTTCCAAGCTCCCTCCGGGCTCATTGAGGTTACGCTGCTAGAGCGATCTCAGATGCTACGAAGTTATCGTTTGCATTTAGTGTTTTTGGACAATCCGGTTACCCGGAGGCGTGCCTAACCTACTGACTCCTGCTACCCTTTACACGTCTGTCGAATCCTATTTCGTCCCCACAGAAATACATCACTTAACTAATGTATTTGTGGTGGAGACGCTGGGTACCGCCCCCAGGTCCAGCCCGCTTATTATGATGCTATCAACATCAGCAATTCTATTTAAGCATCAATCCTCAGATAGTCAACCTTAGACCACTCAAAACTGCACCTAACGTCACAGAAACCTAGATTGCGTTCAGCGTTGTGGTACAGAGGCGCCAAATACGTCCATCTATCGTTGCCACCCTGGAACTGATGCAGTATGGCTTCGGTGGGCTTGCCGCAGTGGCTGCAGGGTTGCTCCTGTGTCCACTGCATGCTTTTGCTGGGTTCTGGATTTGGTGGATATCTCACCTAACCAAACCTTGTTTGGCTCCTGGTACAGCCAAACCCGTGGTGCTGGAAATATAATTTGATCGCGCATTATCATCGCTGGGCACGATCGCAATGATATGCCGCATGTCAATGGTGATGCGAGCATCTCTGCTGCCACTGAACATGAAACTAGGTAACATCTGTAACACTGGTTGATTGTTGTTGTCTACACCAATCTGCAGCACCAGTGGTTTGGTTATGGTAAGGGTGTCTCCTTTGATGTCTGCTATCTTGGCGATTACTTCTTCGCCGGTGACCATCTTCATGGTGCAGACATCATCTATCTTGTAAGATTTTTCTAACAACATTGCTATTCTCCTATCTGTAAGCTTAATAGGAGATCAGTTAGAGAACCAAATTAACGTGTGCCGGGATCATACTTACCGTATGGCACTGGACCTAGTATTGGCTTGTCAAATTCCGCTGTGACTGGCCAAGCTCTGCCAACTGTCCTTATGTCGTGCAAGCTGGTATATGTACCAACGCAAACGTCGTTACCCTGATTTCCACCTATTAGGGCAACGTGTCCAGTGCTGAGATCCACTCCTCGCAAGAATGCCACGTGGCCTTGCAACTTACCATTGAACACTGATTCCTTGTATACAACGTCATTCCTGCGCCATTGCGACGGGTCCATCAGAGGCACACGCTGTGCACCACGCGAGAACCACACGTCCGAATAGGATTTGGCTGTGAGGCTGCTCAGAGACAGTGCCCCTGCTGCCTGCAGTGCTGTTCCAGCAAATGCTGCGCACCATGCAACGTCATCGCATTGACCTATCCTTGCTAGTTTGTCAGGTGGATAACCGCACTGGTTGAAACAGTGCATGATGTTCGGGTTACCTGGACAACCGCCCTGTTCTTTCCATCCACCAGTTTTGGCTTGTTGAAGGCACTGATTGAGATAATTTTCCAGCTTGCCCAGTATGCTATCGCCGTTGGCCAGCGGCACGTTTGGCATGTTTGCTGGATTACCAGACAGATCGTTGGGATCTGTGGTGTTTGCACCCGGTGGCATTGGAGCTGTTAGATTACCAAACGTACCAGCATTAGCACCTTCTGCGATATAGAAGCTTTCTGGATTGGCCTGAGAAGCTTGTTTGGCTGCCTTGTAATTTGCTATCTGTTCTGGGTTTGGCGCATAGTCTGCTACTGGTGGCGCTGCTGGTAGATTGAGCAAGCTTAATACGCTGTTACCGCTAACCGGAGACTGCCACAGAGCAACGGGTACGTTATTAACATAGACACTGGGGCTATAGTAAACGTCTGCTAAACCAGTATCAACTATGTCTGTGGCCTGTACTGTGCCTTCTCTAGGTACATATGGCATGGATTAACCCAGATGTTTCACGAGGTCATCGTGGCCGCCGATGTGCTGACCATCTAACCAAATCTGCGGCACGGTCTTAGCAGCAGGAGCTGCTTCTAATAGTGCTTCGCGAGTGGTCCAAGTTTGGTTTTCCCTAAGCTGTCTGTTGTCCTTGCCATTTACAGCTATGATTTTCTCTTCATAGGTGATGCCTTTGTTATCAAAAAGCGCCTTGGCTCTGGTGCAGTAAGGACAGTGATCTTTGGTGTAAATGATTGCGTGCATATTAGGTTATCCCCTTGATTATTTATTGGTGTGCTTAACGTGGCTTAGTGAGCCATCGGCATTAGTGTGTATCCAAACTGTACCATCTGGTATAGGCCAGCCGGCATATTCATAATGCCAAGCCCAGCGTGTGACATATACCACCGTGGGTTCGTCACTGCGAACTATGCCCATGCCAGTATCTATCACTGCTTTAGCAAAGTATCTGTCGCTCCACAATCTCTGTCCTAGATCAACTATCCAACCGGTCATGGCAGGCAAAGCTTTGCGAGTTAGAAACCAGCTGTTAGTGTCAACCATGTTCTCGCCATTGCTCTCCACACGATCAACGTACATCTCGCGATCATCTTGGCTGTGTATGACCCGGGTAGCTATCACACCATCAGCGCCGCTTTCGCGCAGGATGTTGACCATGAGCTCAACGTGATTGGTCTTGAGATAATTGTCAGCATCGATGAATCCCACAGCATCATAGCCTTGGCTGAAGGCGCTGAGTGCTACTATTGCTCGCGGAGTAGCACCGGCATCTGCATGAGCGCGAGGCAGCTTGTAGTGATCTACGTCCAGCTTGTCTACCATGGGATGTGGATTGCCGTCACTGACCATCAAGTGGCGAACATCAGGATAGGTCTGGGCCATCACGCTGTCGTGGCATCTGCGGAGAGTTGTAGCATCCTCAGAATGATAAGGCGTGATTATGGCAACCTTCATCAGAGGCTGAAACCCTTGAAGCTGTCAGTGCCCACGTCCTGCTTAGTACCACCGCTAACATAAGACGAAAGCTCAACTTCCTGCGGAGCCACCTGTACTTCCCCGCCGGCAATCCATTTCTGTGTCCAAGGCAGCGGATTAGTACCACCCTTGTATTTGCTGGGCAAGCCAACAGCAGTCATGCGCTTGTTGGCAATCCATTCCACGTAATCGCCCAGCAGCTGATTGTTCAGTCCGATCATGCTGCCATCCTTGAACAGATATTCTGCCCAACGCTTCTCTTGATCCACAGCATCTTCGAACATCTTGATGGCTTCGGCTTGA